AAGAACCCGAAGAAGGCAAAAGAGCTGTCCGACATTAAAGACCCCGTAAAGTTTGCCTTTGCGGTAGCGAAACTGGAGAAAGAATTGAAAGTTACCAACCGCAGGGCAGCCCCGCCACCCGAGAGAATCGTGTCAGGAACTGGCCGAGTATCTGGGGCGGTGGACTCAACCCTTGAACGGCTACGAGCAGAAGCGGAAAAGACTGGAAACATGACGAAAGTCATCCAGTACAAAGCGCAGAAGCGAGCAGCTTCCAAATGATTTTTTAATTTAGGAGCCCATCATGGCTAATAGTTTCTCAAAAGAAGAACGCGTCGCGTTCGAAGACATCCTCGAAGGTTTCCAGGACTTGCTGGTTCTGTCTCGTCACGTTTCGGTCTACAACACAGACCAGACGATGATGGCACGTACCAACAACGTGATCTGGCGGCCAATGCCTTACATGGCACAGTCCATCAACAGCACTCCTGGCACGACCATCGCTGGTTCGTATCAGAACATGACTCAGTTGTCTGTGCCTTCCACCATTGGCTTCAGCAAGACTGTGCCCTGGACTATGACCACCCTCGATCTGCGCGATGCGTTGCAAGAAGGTCGTTTGGGCGAGTCAGCCAAGCAAAAGCTCGCATCCGACATCAACGTGGCGATCATGAACACCGCAGCTGCCCAAGGTACTTTGGTCGTTCCAGTCTCCACCGCTGCCGGTGATTATGATGATGTGGCCTTGTGCGACAGCATCATGAACGAGCAAGGCGTGCCCGACTACGATCGCTTCTTGGGCTTGTCCAGCCGCGATTACAACGGCATTGCAGGCAACTTGTCTCAAGCCAGCCGTTCGTTTGGTAACTCCAAGTCTGATCGTGCATACGAGCGCAGCTTTGTTGGCATGGTCGCAGGCTTTGACACCTACAAGTTCGACTATGCAAACCGCATTGCTGCTGCTGCTGGTGGTGTCACTACCATCGACACGCAGAACGCTGCTCTCAACTACTACGTGCCTCAAGCCACTTCGACCTCGGTCGGTGGCCAGATCAACGTGGACAACCGCTATCAGACTGTCACCGTGTCCAACACGGTTGGCATCGTTGCTGGCGATGCCTTCACGATCGACGGCGTGGTTGCAGTGCATCACATCACCAAACAGTCCACTGGCCAACTGAAGACCTTCCGCGTCATCAGCGTGACCAACGGCACCCAAATGGTGATCAGCCCTCCCATTATTTCCAACCAAGTTGCAAGCGATGCATCTGCACAGTACAAGAACGTTATCGTTACTCCTGCTGCTGCTGCACCTCTGAACTGGCTCAACACCGCAGCCTCGAACATCAACGTGTTCTGGCAGCGTGATTCGTTGGAAATTTTGCCTGGCCGCTACGCAGTCCCATCCGATGCTGGCACCGCAGTGATGCGTGCTACCACCGACCAGGGCGTGGAGCTGGTGATGCAGAAGTTCTACGACATCGACAGCATGACGATCAAGTATCGCTTGGACACCCTCTTCGGTGTGGTCAACAAGCAACCTGAAATGTCCGGCATCTTGTTGTTCAACCAACCCTAAGTTGTGAAATGATCGGGGGGCTTCGGCCCCCCTTTCTCATTAAGGAAATTACCATGCCATTGACAAAAGGTTACTCAAGCAAGTCCATCGGCAAGAACATTGCCAAGGAAATGAAGGCAGGAATGCCTCAGAAACAAGCCGTGGCCGTGGCACTGACCACCGCACGCAAGGCAGCCAAAGCAGCAGGCAAGCCAAGCAAAGCGCCAGCCAAGCCCATGAAGGCCAAGAAGTGAAGGCCGGTCTATACGCCAACATTCACGCCAAGCGTGAACGCATTGCAGACCAGAAGGCCGCAGGCAAAACACCTGAACGCATGCGCAAGCCTGGCACAAAAGGCGCACCGACAAAGGCTGCATTTGTTGCATCTGCAAAAACAGCCAAGCCCATGAAAGCCAAAAAATGAGCACATCATTTCCAGCAATGATCTACAAAAGCCCAGGCCAGCAACGCAAGCCAGGCGGTGGTACATACAACTTTGACAGCGTCCAGACGCAAGAAGAACTCGACGCAAAGCTGGAAGCAGGCTGGTTCGCATCCTCAACTGAGGCCATCGAAGCCGCAGGCGACAATGCTGGTGGCTTCAAAAAGCCAAAGCCAAAGTGGGCCATCAAGCCAATCAAGAAGAAAAAGCCAGCCAAGCCACTCGACTGGCGTGAGCAGGTCAAGGCTGAGCCAGCGCCAGCTCCAGAACCTGATCCCATCGATGAGGATGCAGGACCAACCCGCGAAGAACTTGAGGCCAAGGCCACCGAACTTGGAATTCGCTTTGATGGTCGCACAAAGGACAAAAAACTGGGACAATTGATCCAGGACAGATTGTCTGAGAACACAGGAGAATGACATGGGATGGACAAAGCGCCAATTCGTCACACAGGCCTTCGAGGAAATTGGCCTTGCCTCCTACGTCTTTGATCTGACCCCTGAACAGTTGCAGTCTGCCCTGCGCAGGCTGGACACCATGATGGCCGCATGGAATGCCTTGGGCATTCGCTTGGCCTACCCGCTGCCATCCAGCCCTCAAGACAGCGATCTGGACGAGCAGACCAACGTTCCAGACAGCTCCAACGAGGCGATCTACTCCAATTTGGCCATCAAACTGGCACCCAGTTATGGGAAGATGGTCATGCCTGACACCAAGACCACGGCCAAAGAGTCCTACAACACCCTGCTGTCACGCGCAGCCATGCCAATGGAGCAACAGATGCCAGGCACAATGCCATCCGGTGCAGGCAACAAGCCCTGGCGCGTCTACGACGACCCATTCTTGCAGCGCCCATACGATCCAGTCTTGGCCGGTCAAGACGGCCCACTCGAATACAACTGAGGAACCACCAACATGCCACAAATCAACCAACTATCAAGCATCAGTCAAGTCTCTGGTGCAAACCAGATTCCGGTCTACGACCAGAACAATGGCGATGCTCGGAAAATGTCGGTCAGCGCATTGCTGCAATACTTCCAAGCTACATTCGCGGCCCCGACCGTGGCCACCAATCTGTACGTTCCAGGAACTGGCTTCAATGTGACAGTGCCAACGCCTGTCAGCGAACAACAATGGATGATCTTGCAACCTGCTGGAACACTGGCCACCGGTACGATCACCTTGCCACTGAACACTGGCGTGCCTGATGGCACTCAAGTGCTGGTGACAACGACCCAGATCATCACAGCCTTCACGCTGGCGCTAAATGGTGCAACGGCTGCATTTGGTGCACCAACCACACTGGCAGCCAATGCATTCTTCACCATGCGTTTTTATCAAGCCACAAATTCGTGGTATCGCATCGCTTAATTTTTAGGAGCCACCACCATGTTCATCCAGCCAAGCCTGACCCAAAATCAAGTCGATGTGATCCTGCCTGTTGGCGAGTACATCAGCATCGGAAATATCGGCAACGAGTCGACCACCGTCCTGTTGCAATCTGTTGCCACAAGCGCACAGCCTTGGAACTACAGCACCATTGGCACGCTGTTCAACACTGCGCAGACCTTTGGCCCTTATACCGAAGACCGCACAATCCGCATTGACAACCGCAATGCCACGGTCGAGTACAGCATTGGTGCACAGCCTCAACTGCGCAACTTCCCTGAATTGGTTATTGAGAACAAAGGCCCAATTGGATTGGTTGAGCCTGCTGGCACATTCGTGACCCTGACTTACAACAACAACGCAGGCAAAGTTCGTTTGAACAGTGCTGGCGCTCACGGCCTCACAGCAGCCGTGGCAGTTGGTGAAAATGTTTATGTAACTTGGAGTGGTGGTACTGGCGTGACCGGCTTGTATCCAGTCACAGCATTGGACACTGACACCACCGGCACAGCAGTCACCATTGATCTCGCTTACAAAAGCGCTACCGTCACGATCAGCATCGCAGCGCCTGGTGTGGTAACTTGGACAGATCATGGTCTGCGTGTCAACGACACAATCCGATTCACGACCACTGGCGCATTACCAACTGGCTTGGCTATCAACACGACCTACTACGTCAAAACCGTGTTGTCTCCAAACAGATTCACCGTTTCTGCTTCCGCAGGCGGTGCAGCCATTACTACTAGCGGAACACAGTCAGGCACACAAACTGCTTTGGTTTGGTACGGCACAGCAGTCGTGGCCGTGGCCAACACAGCAGTCACTTTGGCCTCTGTCACTGTGCCAGGCTGGTCAGTCGGAACTGGTGGACAGATTGAGATCAATGCACTTTTCAGCTTGACCAACAGTGCCAACGCCAAAAACCTGAACATGACTTTTGGTGGAAGCGCAATCTTCACATTGGCCTCAGCCAACGTTGCAAGCGTCTCGGTTCAGAAGAACATCGTTAATCGTGGTGGCTCGCAAATTGTCTCAAATGCAGTTGCTGCAACTGGCCACGGAGCATCAACAGGTACTGTCTTGACACTAAGTGTTAACACCAATGTGAATCAGACATTTGCAATCACTGCTCAACCAACAACTGCAAATGAGTTGGTTCAATTGGAATACTACAGCTTGCAAGCTATCTTCTGATCATGGCCACCAAAGACTCAAGACTTGCTCGCGCTGGCGTGGAAGGCTACAACAAGCCCAAACGCACGCCATCGCATCCGACCAAAAGTCACGTTGTCGTGGCCAAGGCCGGTGACGAAGTAAAAACCATTCGATTTGGTCAGCAGGGCGTGTCTGGGTCTCCAAAAAAGGAAGGCGAGTCAAAGGCATCCGAAGCTCGTCGAGAATCATTCAAGGCCAGACATGCTGAGAACATTGCCAAGGGCAAAATGAGCGCAGCATATTGGGCCAACAAGGTCAAGTGGTAAGCCATGCAAGTTCCAATTCTCAACGGCATCTACGCTGATAGCACGCCAGAACTTCGTACCAGCTATCCTGTCAATATGATGCCGGTGCCAAAGAAGTCTGGCATCAGCAATGGATTCCTGCGACCAGGCGACGGCATAGTGGCCAACGGCACAGGCCCAGGCATTGACCGCGGAGGCATTAACTGGAACGGCATCTGTTACCGAGTCATGGGCACCAAGCTGGTGACCGTGGCCAGCAATGGTGCTGTCATAGTTCTTGGAGATGTGGGTGGGCCAGTCAATGAACTGGTGACATTTGATTACAGCTTCACACTGCTGGCCATTGCATCTGGTGGCCGGTTGTACTTCTGGAATCCAGTGGCATCCACACTCACGCAAAACACCGATCCAGACCTTGGAGTGGTGCTGGATGTGGTTTGGGTGGATGGTTATTTTATGACCACCGATGGTCAGTATCTGGTCGTCACCGAGTTGTCCAATCCACTGGTCGTAAACCCGCTGAAGTATGGCAGCTCAGAAGCTGATCCAGACCCAGTGGTGGCCTTGCTCAAACTGCGCAACGAAATCTATGCGCTCAACCGCAACACCATCGAAGTATTCGACAACATTGGCGGTGATCTTTTTCCATTTGCACGCATCGAGGGCGCTCAAATTCAAAAGGGCGTGATTGGCACGCAAGGATGCTGTACTTTTATTCAGGCCATTGCTTTCTTGGGCGGTGGGCGCAATGAAGCGCCAGGCATTTATGTGGGCGCAGCAGCAACCACCCAAAAATTAAGCACCCAAGAGATTGACAATCTGCTCTTGCAATATACCGAGGTGCAACTGGCCACCGTCAAGCTCGAAGCACGCAACGATAAGAACCATCAGCATCTTTATGTGCATCTGCCAGATCGCACCATCGTCTACGATGCAACCGCATCCGAGGCACTTGGCGAGCAAGTCTGGTTCACACTGGTCACCACTGTGGTTGGATTCGCGCAATACCGAGCACGCAACATGGTTTGGGCCTATGACAAATGGCTGGTGGGAGACCCGCAATCCACGACCATCGGATACTTTGTGCAGGACACAGGACACCACTGGGGCCAGCAAGTACGCTGGGAGTTTGGCACGCTCATTGTTTACAACGAGAGCAATGGCGCGATCTTCAACGAGCTGGAGCTGGTCAGTCTGACCGGCAGCGTGGAATTGGGCACCAATCCACAGATCAGCACCAGCTATAGCGTAGACGGCAAAACCTGGAGCCAAGACCGCAGCATCAGAGTGGGCACGATTGGCAACACCGCCAAGCGCATCGCATGGTTTCAGCAGGGCCACATGCGCAACTGGCGCATCCAGCGCTTCCGTGGAGACAGCGATGCCCATGTGTCATTTATCCGTCTTGAAGCTCAGATCGAGGCATTGGTGTACTGATGGCCACCGCACCATATTCCCGCAGACTCAATCTGACTCGAGATCAGCTTGCTGAGTTCCTGTCTGATCAACAACAGATCAGACAATTCGAGATGCTGTTTTCCATCGTGGATGAGATTCAGGTTATCACTGGAACTGACTTTGAGTACCAGGCAGACACCGCAGCGGCCAACGCAAACAACGCGCTGGCTCAGATCAGTGCGCTGGCGCAAGATACCGCAGTCAATGACGCTGCATTAAATGCCAAGGTTCAGCAGGCATTGGATGCCATCCCACGCTTGGCCCAATCACTTGAGTTGCTGGCGCTGGCCCCTGTGCGTAACAATGTCGAGCTGGCGCATGATGTGAATGGCATCCTGCCCTATGCAAACCAAACCGCCTCAGTGCGATCAAATCAGGTGCTCACATGGCTTTCGATGTAATCACACCAACCAAGCTCGGCCAAGCGGCCATCACCACCGGAGTGACCACGCTGTACACCGTACCGGCCAGCACCCGCACATTCTTCAAAGAATTCACCATTGCCAACACCACGGCAGCGGCCATCAATGTGCGTGTATTTTTGGTGCCATCCGCAGGGTCTGCTGGGACTTCAAACGCATTTATTTATGACATTCCAGTCCCAGCAAACAACGCTTTGCAATACGATGGCGTACAGATCATGAATGCAGGCGATACAGTTCAAATTCAGGCTGCATCAACAGGCCTGACCATCACCGCCAGCGGTGCAGAAGCTACATAAGGAGAATGAAATGACCGTATCCATCAAAGTGCTGATCCCAGCAAAGCAGGCCGAGAACACCCAAACCACGCAATACACCGCAGTCAACTGTAAAGCAATCATCGACAAATTCACAGCCACCAACACCACGGCAGGCAATGTGACGATCAGCGTCAATTTGGTGACCAGTGGCGGCACAGCAGGCACGACCAACTTGATCGTCGATACTCGCAGCATTGCACCCGATGAGACCTACACCTTCCCCGAGCTGGTTGGCCAATCACTGGAGTCTGGTGGATTCATCTCCACCATTGCCAGTGCAGCTACATCCCTCACCATCCGCGCATCTGGCCGCGAAATTACTTAAGGAGAACAGCATGGACAAATTTATGATGATGCCCAAGGGATTTATGGGTTTGCCGATGGAAGAGGAATTCATCAGCACAGCCGAAAACAAGAAGAACACCCAGATCGCCATTGACGACTGGATGCTCGGCCCAGAGAATCCCAGCAATGAGCCAACGGCCAACAAGACATACTGGATCGCAGTGGGCAAAGCCATGCAAGTGGACGAAAAAGAGTCTCGTCGTCGTCGGTGCTCAAACTGCGAGTACTACGACAACAGCACCATGACCCAGGCCAAGATGGAGCGCATCCCCCGCAATGACTGGGACACCGATGCTGGTTTTCGTGGTTATTGTCACAAACTCGAGTTCATCTGCCACGACCTGCGCGTCTGCCAGGCATGGGAAGAATGTGAATTTGAAATGGAAGATTGACCAAATGCCAAAATGTGGGAAAATAAAGGCGCTGAGTCTATCGGGCCACCAGCAGCTCACCCTGCACAGGAGTGTCCGATGAGTCATGTCGCGGTTCAGGAGGTGAAAGCTGGCGTGCCAGCCGAACACCTGTCCATCTATCACCTAGAGGCCGAGCTGCTTAAGCTGCCCCAAGTGGACATGCCTGTCGACCACGACTTCTGCAATGGTCTGTACGCTCGGACAATGCACATCCCTGCTGGTACCGTCCTGACTGGTGCAATCCACCGAGAGGAATCTTTCTTCTTGGTGCGCAAAGGCGAGTTGATCGTTAGCACTGACAACGGCCCACGCACCCTTGTCCCAGGAGACATGAGCATCTCCAAGATCGGAACCAAGCGTGCTGGCATTGCCTTAACTGATGTCGAGGTGACCACATTTCACGCAAACCCAAGCAACGAGCAAGAACCACAAAAACTATGGGACTTGTTCACCATTCCAGCGCCATCGACAGTTATTGAAACTGTGCAATCTGCGCAATTGGAGGAATCAAAATGACATTCGGACTATCAGGAGCAGCACTGGCAGGCATTGCCGTTGGTGGTGCCACACTCATCTCAGGCATGGCCCAAGCAGATGCAGCAGAAAGTGCAGCAGCTACACAAGCAGGTTCTGCACAAGCTGGCATTGAAGAACAGCGCAGGCAATTTGATAAAGTTCAGGAACTGCTCAAGCCGTACTCTATGGCAGGAGAAAAAGCACTTGGAGGTCTTGCGCCATTTGCAGCAGCAGGAGCACCAGCACTTGAGGAGCAACAAGCACTGCTTGGCCTTCGTGGGCCAGAAGCAGAACGTGCAGCCATTGAGCGTATTAGGGGCGGAGAAACATTCAAAGCACTTGCTGGACAAGGTGAGGAAGCTCTTTTGCAACGCGCATCGGCCACCGGTGGTTTGCGTGGTGGCAACATCCAAGGCGCATTGGCACAGTTTAGGCCAGCACTACTGTCCAGTTTGATTGATCAGCAATATGGCCGATTAGGTGGCATGACAGCACTTGGACAGACAACTACGCAGAACCTTGCAGGTCTTGGACAAGCATCTGCAGCTGGTACAGGTGCAGCCGCTCAAACAACCGGAGCAAACGTGGCAAATCTTCTTGGCCAACAAGGTGCAGCATTAGCTGGCGCTGAGATTGCACAGGGCAAAGCATTTGGTGCAATACCATCAGCAATTTCTGGTGGCCTTGGAATATTTAGTGGCTTAGGGGGGAAATTCTGATGCCAGCACCCATTGATTACGGCGTTCAAATCGCTGATCCTACTCAGTCTTTCTTAAGTGCTTTTCAAGCTGGGGCTGGCATTCAGGAGGCCAGACTTAAGCAAGAGCAGCAACAAATGCAACTTGCCAATCAAAAGTTGGTGCAAGAAGGTTTCAACAAGTTGCGTCAACCAGGCGCAACTGCTGCTGACTATGCAAACCTTTCCATGCTGCTACCAGAAACGCAAGCCAAAGCTGTGCGTGAAAGTTTTGGCATGTTGTCATCAGAACGTCAGCAAGCAGCACTGCAACAATCTGGACAGGTCTTTTCTGCATTCAAAGCAGGCAAGCCAGAGATCGCCATCAGCCTACTCGAGCAACAGATCGAAGGCAAACGCAATTCTGGCGATGAAGCCGGTGCCAAGTTCTTGGAGACCTGGCGCGATGTGGCCAAACAAGACCCAAAGGCCACAGAAGACTATTTTGGATTCACCATCTCGCAAATGCCTGGTGGCGACAAAGTGATCACCAGTGCAATTGCATTGGGTGGTGAAGGCAGGGCAGCAGCTCAAGCTCCAGCAGAACTGCGTCAGAAAATTGCTGCTGCTGACAAAGCCGTGGCAGATGCCACTACAGCGCAGGCAACCGCCACCAATGCGCCAGCGAAGGCGGCTGCTGATGCTCAACTGGCAGTGGCCCAAGCACAAAAAGCTGCTGTTGATGCCAAGTATGCAGAACAAATCACACTCGAAGACCTTAAAAAGAAAGCCGCTGACCTTGGCCTGACAAAAGCTCAGACCGGATCGGCATTGGCCCAGACCAAAAAACTGGGTGTGGAGACCTCAAAAGCCGCACTTGAACTGGAAGCACTCAAAGCCAGTGGTGGACTTGATCCGGCCAAATCATTTGAGCAGGAAGAAAAACTGCGCAAAGAATTCCAAGGCCGCACAAAGGTGTATGGTGAACTTGGCACCACCTATCAAAACATGAAATCATCTGCTGATGCAAAGACTGGCCCAGGCGACATTGCATTGATCACCGGATTCATGAAGATGCTCGATCCAGGATCAGTGGTGCGCGAAACAGAATTTGCAACTGCACGCGATACCGCAGGCCTGTATGAACGCCTGCAAAACCAAGCCCAGAAACTCCAAAGCGGTCAACTTTTCACGCTGGACTCAAAACAGCGCAAAGAATATACCGACTTGGCCAAGCAATATCTGGACTCGGCCCAGAAGAAAGCAATCGACGACAAAAAGGCACTTGGTGTGGTGGTCAAGAACTACAGACTCAACCCTGACAACGTGTTCGGGCCTGAGACGGCAGAAGCGCCACCTGCACCATCACCAAACAGCGTAACAGTTGGTGGTCAGACTTACACTCGTCCTGCGAACTTCACTGATGCTCAGTGGAGCGCATACAAGCAATCTGTGGGGGCACGATGAGTCCAGAAGAATGGTTGGCCTCACAAACTAGTCAGGCTGCACCAGCAGCTCCTGCACCTGCACCTGCGCCTATGGCCACAGCACCTGCTGCGGCTCCCGCTGCGGCACCTATGTCTCCAGAGCAATGGGCAGCATCACAGCCAAAGATGGGATTTTTTGAAGGCCTGGCAGAGCAGGTAACAGGCCGCGCTCGAGCAACGCCTGAGACCCAAACGCTGCCCGAGTGGACAAGCATGCCAGAGCTAAACCAGATGAGCGTGGCATCCTTCAAGACGGCATTGGGCACACTCTTGAGCAACCCCAAGGAAACGGTGCAAATTCTGCAAGCCAATTTCCCTGGCGTTCAGATTCGCCAAGATGCAAAGGGTAACTACCTGATGCGCTCGTCGATCGACCAAAAAGAATACGCAATCCCGCCAGGCTTCACGATGGGCGACATCCCACGCGCAGCTGGTGGCATTGCAGCCTTCACGCCAGCAGGCCGAGCAGCAACCATTCCTGGCGCAATCATTACAAGCGCAGGAACGCAAGCCCTCATTGAGGCGACCCAAGCTGGAACTGGTGGCACGTTTGACACCAAAGAAGTGGTCGTGGCTGGCGCAACAGGCCCAGCAGGACAGATTTTGCAGCGTGCAGCACCTCCGGTCGTCCAGGCGGTCAAGAAGGGCGTGCAGCGTGTTACAGGCCGCGCACCAGCTCCTGCGCCAGCACCAGGCGCTCCAATGGGTACAGCAATGGCCCCAAAGACACCGCCAATCACGACAGCACCAGAAGCGCCACCAACTGCACCAGAAGCCCAGCCAATGGCCGCGGCAATGCCAGAAGTGCCACCGGCAGCCCCAGAGATTCCAGCTGCACCAGCAGTGGCTCCATTGGTGACAGAAGTGACCGAGGAAGAAGTTGGCAATCTGGTCAAGAAAGCATCCGGCACAGGCTTTGGCTCGGCTGGCGCACGCGATCGGCTGGCCGATCTTGCACAGGTCAACGTGGCAGCCAAAGAAGCAGCCGATCGCCTTGGCATCCAACTGCCTGCCGATGTGTTCAGCGATAACCCACAAGTTCGTGCAGCCGCAGGCCTGACCAGATCAGCCGCTGGCAGTGAGGCAGAAGCCACATGGCGCAACACTGTCACGCAAGCAGTTGACAAGGCCGACGATGTGATTAAGCAATTCGATGCCACATTCGTCGAAGGCGCAGTCGCACCAGGCGTGGTATCGCAAAAGATCAAGGACTCACTAACCAAAACACGTTCAGACCTCAATGCTAAGGCTGGCGAGGTCTACGATGCAGTCGACGAAGTGGTGCCAAAAACATCGATCATTGAACTGCCAAAGCTCAAAGCAACACTCGACACAATCAAGACAGAAGTAACCGAAGAAGGAATGTCAGCAGCCGAGAAAAAATTGGCAAAGATGATTGAACGAGGCAATGTGACGTATGGACTTCTCAAGCGCGAAAAATCTTTGATTGGTAATGCGATCAACAAAATCGAGTCTCCTTACAGCAGCATGGCTGAAGGTGATCTCAAGCGCTTGTATGCGGCACTTGCTGACGACCAACTGACGAACGTTGGCAACATCGGTGGCGAAGAATTACGCAAGCAACTTCGTGCAGCTAACCTGCTTTACACCAAGGAACGCGCCTTGGGCAAGCGCATCGTGAATGCGTTTGGTCAGGACATCGAGGGCAGCGTGGCCAACAAGATGCGCACTGCCATCACTGGCGCTGCCAAGGGCGATGCTGGCGAGTTCAATCGCCTGCTTAAGACCGTTCCAGAAGACCTGCGCAAAGAGACGCTGGCCACCGCATTGGCATCCGTCACGCGCTCGGCCCGAGGTGCTGAGAAAGGTGGATTCGGATTCTCCGAGTTTGCTGATATCTACCCAAAGCTGAGAGCCAACCCTCCAGTCTACAAAACCATCGTGGACACATTGGGCAAAGACTCGGCAGATGTACTGCGCGACCTGTACGAGGTCTCCAAGCGTGTCACCGAGGCCAGAGCCAATGTCCTGACTACCGGCAAGGCAAACCAAGCACTGTTGCAAGGAATGCAGGCTGAAAGCCTGATCGGTAAGGTCATGGAGAGTACTCTGTCCAAGGGCGCATTGACTGGTGCAGCCGCAATGGGTGGTCCTATTGCAGCCGCAGCCACATCGATAATCACCGGAGCAATGACGCAAGGCAACAAAGATTCACTTAAGGCAGCAGGAAAACTGTTTGCTGATGAGGGATTCCAGAAACTTGCCATTGAAGCTGCGACCAAAGGAACACCAAGCGCAGCTAGCATTCGTCGCACAGCCATGTCACAATCCTTCCAGAAATTCGCAGATGCAGCCAAACTGCCAAAAGCATTGGACGCAAGGATTCAATGGTTGCAAACAGCAACTCAAGCCGAGCGCCAATTCGACCAGGAGAACCAATAAATGTCCGCACTTAGCATCCAGCCAACCTACCCTATCTTTACGGAGACGGACGGATTGCCATTGGAGAACGGCTATATCTGGATTGGCACTGCCAACCTAGACCCGCAAGGCAACCCCATCAACGTCTTTTGGGATGCTGCCTTAACCATTGCAGCACCTCAGCCAATTCGAACTATGAATGGCTACCCATCACGCAATGGCACGCCTGCTCGTCTGTACGTCAACAGCGATTACAGCATTCGAGTACAAGATAAAAATGGAAGTTTGGTTTATAGCGCACCAACTGCGACTGAGCGATAT